AGGAAAGTCCCGTATGCACCACGCAACGACGCCAGAAACGCAATCCACGCCTCTGCGTCCGGGCGGCGCATGGGTTTCAGGGTGATTGTCGCCGCCCATGCCTCACCGGGCCATTTGTGGATCTGCTCCGAGAAGGTGAAAGGCGATCGACTGGCCGCCACGGCATTCAGCATGCTCATTTCGACCGAGCGAACGGTATTGCCTGCCGGGAGCGACAGGGGAAAACTGATGGCCATGTATCCGTCCGATTAAGAGAAGGAGCTTTTGAAGCGCGGGTTCCGGCGCGCGGTATCGGCGACCGCCGCCTTCGTCGCCTCAGAGATTTTGGGTAGCAGGGTTTGAATCTCGGCACGCACGGTCTGCTGCACTCCGGTACTGACATTGATTGTTTGGTTCACGACAACACCGGCCCCTGAGCCCGCCATGGCCTGCTTTGCCTGCCCGACGGACAAGACGCGACCGTTCACTGCTGGGACGAATGGCTCGGGACCATGCTCGCCTGTCCAATATGGCTGCGAGGCCTGGACACTGCCGCCGCTCGCGCGTTTTTTGAACAGGCTCCCAAGGAAGTTCATAATCGTTCCGCCGGATGATCCTCCGCCGCCCAAGGCGGTCACGAGATCGGTCATATGCCTGGTGAGGTTGGATGCAATCAGGTCAGCAACGATCTGCCGGAAAACATTGCCGAGCGATTCCCCCAGATCCTCGCCATACATGGCGGCGCGAACCAGTGCCTGAGATACATCGTCCAGGCTGTCGACAAGGCCCTCAAATTTGGCCTTCACCAACTCATCGCGGAGATGAGCCATTGCCTTATCGTAATCTTCCGCGCTGATCTTACCCAGTTGCTGCAGCTTGTTCAGGGTATCAACCTGACGATTATACGCTTCCTGCTCGGTCTCCAGATCCTTCAGAATTCGGTCCCTTTCGCGCAGAAGGCTGTTCATCTCTTTGTCTGCGGACGTTCTGCCGCCTTTTCCGCCGCTGGATGTGTTGCTGCGCGTCCTGGTCGATTTGGGTGGGTCTTTGGGGGCGGTGATGCCGGGAATTTCCTTCGTGTTACCAGTTCCGTAGTCGACCCAATTCCCATTCTCATCAACGTAGCCGGTCTGACCGGCCCCAGTGGCAGGCGGGTCAGGATCGGCATGGCCGGGGCCATAGTCCTCAGGTGAATATTGCGCGCCAGGGCCGGTTGGCGCATCGATATTCATTGCGATCTTGGAGAGGCGAATGAACTCGGCAACCCCCTTCGCCAGCCCATCGAACAGCTCTGCGGCTGAGGCGGTGAAACCGATCAGCTTTTCGAGCGCCGGAATACCATAATCTTCGACAAAATCCGCCAGAGTTTCGAGTTCATCCGAGCTGTCACCCAGCGCTGTGATGAGCTGGGTTCGCAGCGTATCCTTCATTTCTGCAAAACGATCATCGAGGGCGCTGACCTTCTCAATGGTCTCTGCCGACATGATCCTGCCCGCTTTGCCTGCTTCATCACCCAGGCGTTTCATCTCCTGCCCCCCGCTTTTCAGCAACGGGATAAGGGCTGTCGTGTCCGACGCCATGGCCTCAAGGTAAAACGTCAGTTCTTGCTGGCTGACACCGGCCTTTTCCAGAGTATCCACATAGAGTTGCAAAGCTTCCGGGCCTGACAGACGCGCAAACTGATCCGCCGTCACCCCCACCGCAGGCGCTATTTTTTCAAAGAAGTCTTTCATCGGACCGCCGCCGGTCTCGACGAACTCTCCAACCCTGTCGTTCACATCCTTGTAAATGTCGGCCAGCTTTTCGGATGAGATGCCGACCGTCCGTGCCCCCATGGCGAGGCGCTGGAACTGCTCAACGCCGATGCCGGAAATATTGGCGAGATTGGACAGCTCCTTGCCGAACTTGGCGGCGTTGGTGACCATTTGCACACTGAAGGCCCCGATCAGAACGGGGATCAGCGCCTTCGCGGCCCGGGCTAACTTGTCGAAATTCCGGGTTGTTGAGGACAGGTTTTTCCGAGTGCGCTGACTGAACTTTTGCACAGCCTTCGTGTTCCGCTCCATCGCCTTGGCGAACTCACGGTCACGGGCCGTCAGAATGATGTTCAGATTCTCCGCATCAATTGCCATCCACACGCCCCACAAGTTCCCGATATTCGTCTCGGGTTGGTGCATCAGACCCCGGCTTGGGGCGCTCATGCGCTTCATTCCAGCCTTCGAAGCAAAGCCAGAGATCGCGCGCGATCATGCCGCGCACGTCCTCAGGCTTCAGTCCGATGACGATTGACTTCCTGATCAAACCCCGGACGTTCAATCGGTCCGGGGTTCGTCCTTTTTTTCATCGTTGCGCCCAGCTTCGCCGATATCCGGCATGAAGGCGCAGCCCAGCAAGGCGCGGGCAATGGAGTACAGATCCTGCAGATCCTCGGGTGTTGCTCTTTGCAGAACTGTATCTGCTGCGGCCTCTTTCATGCCCGCTCCGATCAGACCCAGCGCGATAAGGTCGCGCACTTCGGAGCTGGACGGCATTTTCCCATCGCGGAAAAACCCCTCCCAGAGATCGAAGACCCCCCTGTACTTGTCTTCAAAGCGCTCGATCTCCCGCAGCCGCAGGAGCATCGGATAGGTTTCGCCGCAGATATTTTCCACCAGCCCTCCGCGAGGGGCTTCAATCGCAATCCCCATCAGGCCGCCGTAAAGGTGATCGCGCCGTTGCTTTCGAGCGAAAGCCCGTAGGTCACACCGCCTTCGGTCTCGCCGCCAAAATCCATGCTGGCGATGCGGAATGCTCCCGCATAGGTTCCAAAATCCGGCACGATAATCTGGAAGTTCGCCTGATTATCCGCTGCCATGGCGACCGTGTTGGCCCGCGCTTCCGCCACACTGTCCTCGAAAAACCCGTCACCGGATGCGGTCATGTTCTTCACGCCCGACAAGGTTTCCGTCCACAAGGCACCTTCAGGATCAGAACAATTCGGCGTCGTCACATCGATCGACGCGTTATTGATCGTCAGGGCCTTGGAGTTCAGGCCGCACAAGTTGAGAAATGTCTCCGATACCTCACCGTCGCCGATCTTGATCAGCAGCAAACGGCCCTTTTGTTTTGACATAATAATATCTCCTGCGGTTTCGGCGCGGCACACACCGGGCCGGATTGCACTTGCCGAAGGCGCGGGTCAGGCGGTCTCTTCAAGCATCGCCTGAAGAGCAATTCTTGCGATGTAGCCACGTCCCTGCCTTGGGTCGCGGCTGGCGCTATATGTTTGAAAAATCAGCTCGACCAGGGTGAAGCCTTCGACACTGACGGCGTCCTCATTCCGATGGAGTGCTGATTTTATCGCCTCGGCAATGCGGACAGCTTCAGTCCGCCCCTGCTCCGGGCGCGACTCGACAGCAAACCCAATCTGCACCAAAGCTCCCTCGGTGCTGTCCGTGTCGAAAGCAGCCGGCGTAAGTTCAGAAAGCCGGATGTAGGGATAAGTCGGGGAGCGCGGCGGCTCATCATAGACCCGCCCCTCCACCAGTGCATTGATCGCAGCATTCTGTTTGAGGCTGGAAACAAGCGCCTTCTGCAGGGCGAGTGCAAAATCATCAGCCACGGAAAGTTTCCTTTGCCGCCTTATTGATCGCCCGCTTCATGCTCGCGGCATGCTTCTTCTCAAGATAGCCTTGGGCCGGGCGGATATATGGCTGAGGCGGCGTCGTTCCATGATCGCCATTCTCTCGGCCAAATTCGATTGCAAGGGCGCGCTGCTGCGCCTCTTTGGTCGGCTGCGCAGCCTCTACGGATGTGCGCAGGCCGTCTGCAAAATATTCATACTTGGTGAAAATGTCGTCTCGGGTCTGTCCGGTCACATCCGGAGCCAGTGTCCGCGCCACGCGCGCCGCTTCTTCCGTATTGCGCTCCATGGTTTTTACGATGTTACGGCGCACCGCTTTGGGAAGCTTTCGCATCTGTCGGATCAGCTTTTTATCGCCTGTCACCTTCATGTCGCGACGCCTTTCATAATCAAAAACTCGCGGACCCGACCCTTTCGATCAAGCTGGATCGCGTTCTCAATCGACCAGTATTGGCCCCGCACATAGACCCGGTCAGCTATCGCGATGGTGTTCACAACGCTGTCCGCCCGGACGCGAAGTGTGGCCGCATTCACATCCTGCAGCGCGCCGCCCTCAAGGCTCTTGCGGCCCGGGCGCTCAACCACATCCACCTTCCGGCAACAAATCTCGGTCCATGCATCCTGAGGATTGCCGTATTCTTCGGAGAGATCGTCGCTATCCGTCAGGGTTTCGAAGACTGCCCTCTCGCGAAAATTACCCGCCCGAGCCAACGGCGGTGTCTTTCGCGGGTTTTGACGGGTTCAGTTGATCGGCAACAAAGCCGCGGCGGACAAGTCCGGGCAATTCAGCCGGTGAGCAATCGATTTTCTCACCCTTCTTGCGTCCGATGCCGGGATA